GATCTTCATGAGTTTATGAAGGACGAACACTTAGATAAAGCTCTGGCTATTGTTGTAAAATTACTTATGAATCCCGATGTTCCCTCCGCTAAATCTCCAATGCTTATAATGGAGTTGCAGGCAATGTCTACAAAATTTGCCGTACTTGCCTCATATTATTCTACAATAGCTAAAGATAAGGCTGGAACTATAAATAACAATAAAAAGAATGTGTACTATTCTCTAAAGGAGTCTATAGACAAACTTGTAGATGCACTCAAGTATGTCGTTAGGTATAATTCATAATGGGTAGAGATATAGTCAAGAATCTTAAATTTAAAAAGCACACAGGGAAACACTTTGACCCAGAAAGATTTGCCGAGTTGCTCGATGAGTCATATCGAAATACAAAACGTGCAGATGGAGAGATGACTAAAAAATCTTTTAGCCCAAGCTCGCTTGGTTATGGACACGGAAGATGCCCCAGATATTGGTATATGGCATTTAGTGGTGCGATGTTTATTGATGATAACGATGCTGTCGCAGTTGCTAATATGGCACAAGGGACCCAAGCTCATGAAAGACTGCAAAAGCTTATAGCAACAATGCCAGAGTTTGTATCAGAAGAAGAAGAAATAATTAATGATTATCCTCCAATCAGGGGATTCATAGATCTAATTATGAGCTATGATGGAGAGACCGTAATCGGAGAAATTAAAACAGCTAAGCAAGAAGTATGGGATGCTAGGCAGGCTGAAATGAAATCCTCACCCAATCATATGCTTCAGCTTTTGACTTATATGAAATTAAAGAATGCTAAAGAAGGATTCTTTCTTTATGAAAATAAAAATACACAAGAAATTTTAATAATACCAGTATCAATGAATGATAAAAATAAAAAAATTATTGAGGATACATTTATTTGGATGCAAGAAGTTTGGGATAATTTTCAGAGCGGTGATCTTCCAATGAGACCTTCAGGTGCCACAAAATCAAAAATGCCGTGTACATACTGTCCAGTAAAGAAAGAGTGTTTTGCAAAAGATGCCAAGCTTGGTACAGTACAGATAGAATTATTTGAGGTGCCAGTAATATGATATGCAGCAATAAAGAATGTGCTAAAGAATTTGATTCTAAAACACATAATCAAAAGTATTGTTGCGATGAATGTTGCAGAGTTGCAACTAATCGCAGAATCATGGAAAAGTATTATGAAAAGAAGGCCATTAAAAATGGCGCATTTAGGGGTTGTAAAAAGTGTGGCAGCAGACTAAGTAGATATAATAAGAGCAATATTTGTGCTTCATGTGAAAAAATTGGTAGCCTAAATAATAAAAAAAATATATTGGGTCGGATAAATGAAATTAGCTGACCTTATAAAAGTTAAAGCACATAGAGTATTGGGTATAGATGCCTCTACAAACTCAATAGCATTTTGCCTTATGGAAAATGATATTCCTCTTAAATGGGGAAAAATAGATCTATACGGCAATGACATTTATGAAAAAATACATGACGCAAAGAAAAAAATGTCTGTTATGTTGAATGAATTAAAGTCAGATTATATTGTAGTAGAGGGTGCGGTACTTGTCAGATCACCAGATGCTGTGATAAAATTATCTTATGTGTACGGAGTAGTAATTGCTGAGCTTATGTCTACAGGTGCAAAAGTAATTACCATTAGCCCTACTGCATGGCAAGCTTATATAGGAAATAAAAATCCTAATAAAGATGAAAAAGCGGCTATAAGGCTAAAACATCCAGGATATGCAGATTCATGGTATAAAAATCAGATAAGAAATATGAGAAAGCAGAGGACTGTGGATTACTTTAATAAAAAGTATGATCTGTCTTTAAATGATTTTGATGTTGCAGATAGTTTTGGTATTGCACACTATGCTAATAAGGTGTTAACAGAGAGATGAAATTTTACCAAAGTAAGGATTGGCTATATAGAAGATACATAGTTCAAAAAAAGACAGTAACAGAAATAGCTAAAGAATGTAATGTATCTGTAATGACTATTCAAAGATACCTAGACCAGTTTGGATTAATTAAAAAAAGATGAAAATATATAAAAATGGCAATGGGCAAGCCAAGCAGGATTCATTTGTATTAAATGTTTTAAATGAAAAAAGAAATGGTTGGTATGTTGAAGTTGGCTCTAATGATCCTATAATATATAATAATACCTACTTATTGGAAACAGAGTATGATTGGAATGGAGTAGGTTTTGATTGGGATCAAAGCCTAGTTGATAATTATAATAATGTAAGAAAAAATAAATGCATTTCTACAGATGCTACAAAATTTGACTATTTAAAATATTTTAAAGAAAACAAATTTCCAAAACAAATAGACTACTTACAGCTCGACATAGAACCAGCTCATCAAACCCTAGCAGCATTAAAACAAATGCCCTTAGATGAATATAGATTTTCTGTAATAACATATGAACACGATTTGTATGCAGATCCATCAAACAAAGAGATTAAAAAAGAGTCAATCGATATATTGTCTTCTTTAGGATATAAGCTTTTAGTAGAAAATGTTGATGATAGTTCCCCAGACAGAGTGTTTGAGGATTGGTGGATAGACCCAGAGGTAATTAGGAGCACAAATATATGATATCAAAAACAATATGGCAAACATACGAGACGCCTATCGAGGGCTTGCCTTTACAGGCACAGCAAAGTTTAGAAACTTGGAAAAATATAAATCCAGATTGGTCTCATGGATATATGAGCGGTCAAGACAGAGAAGACTTTTTTAGAACTGAATTTGGAGGAGAAGTTTTTGATACATACATGAAGTATCCACTCGGAGTAATGAAGGCTGGTTTGTGGAGATTTGCTATTCTTTATATTAATGGTGGAGTGTACGCTGATTTAGATACAGAGTGCATAAATCCAATAGATACTTGGTTAGACCCTAAATACGACATGATTCTTGATTTAGAAGGAAACACACCATGGTATGCCACTCAGGTAATTGCTTCTTCTAAAGGACATAAGTTTTTAGAAGATGCTATTAGCATGGCTGTAGAAAGAGCAAGAAACGGTATTGTAGAGCAACAGCATATGGTTCATTACTATACAGACGTAGCAATGTTTACCGATAGCTTATTTAAATCAATGAGCATAGAAGATGGGTATAACGGAGATTTAAAGCAGCGCACAATTGAATTCAATAATTTACCAGTAGCAAAAGAAAATAAATTTTTTAGCTTTGGAGGAGACGATGCTCGAAGGTTATTAGATAAAGATGTTAAGCACCTTTATTGGGGAGACGGAAGATTAGAAAATTACGTAGCATGGAAAAAAGATTCAATTTTTGAAAATTTAACTGTTAAAGATGTGCAAGAAAGTCAAGGAAATAATAAATGAGTGTTATAGGAATTCTACCAGCATCTGGTAAAGCATCTAGAGTTGGAGGCATACCTAAATTTTGCTTACCAATTTCAGATGAGAGATCCCTTTTACAATGGCATGTAGAGCAAATGCTAGAAGTTTGTGATGAAGTTAGGGTATCAACAAGAGCTGAATGGGTTCCTATTATTCAGAATATGGATATGAATATTAAACTTATTGTGCGTGAGCCTTCAACTATGTCTGATGCCGTAAAATTTATGGTAGGAGAACATAACCACACAGTTTTTATTGGAATGCCAGATACATTTATATTGGGTGCCCAGACAAATATATATAAAGAAATGATTAAGTCAGAGGGGGATGTAGTTCTCGGAGCATGGGAATGTACAGATGACCTAAAGGGAAGAGTTGGGCAGATATCTTTATCTGGAGACAAGGTTCTGTCTTCTAAAGATAAAGTTCAAGACTGCGAATATGAGTATATGTGGGGCACTATGCTATTTAGAAAAAATTTGATAAGATATGTAGATGCAGATTTAGATCATCCAGGCAAACAAATTCAGGAATGGATTGATATGAATTTAGATATTCGTGCCGTAAAACCAGGGGGACAGTACATGGACATTGGCACATTAAAAGGCTTAAAAAAACTATATAAAGAAATGGAATAAAATGGCGGGATACCCACAAAAAGATAAAGGCTACCAAATGTGGATTACAGATCTACAGGTAATAGCAACAGATGCTCCATCAGGCAATAAGATTCTTAATCAATGCCTAGAAGTATCAGAGATGTTAATTAAAAAGAATATATCATATGGAGATTCAGCATTAAATCCGATGAGGCTATTTGCTACATCTAATTCGGTAGAGCAGCTTAAAGTTCGTATTGACGATAAGTTAAATAGAATTAGTCATGCACAGGGCTTTGCTGGAGACAATGATATAGATGATTTAATTGGATATTTAATTCTTCTTAAAATTGCTAATCAATCTTAGTCAACTAAAATATGGTATACTTATATAATGACAATGGAAATTGACCTTCCTCAGCACATGGATAGAATGAATAATGTAGTAGAAAAATTACTACAGGGAAATAACCCTACCCAAATTGCAACTATAACTGGACTTCAGAGAAAAGAAGTGGTCGAGCTTATAGATGAATGGAAGAACATTGTTCATAATGACAATGCTGTTCGTGATAGGGCAAAAGAGGCTATTTCTGGTGCAGACCAGCATTATGCAATGCTTATCAAAGAGGCGTGGAAGACAGTTGATGAGGCAGATCAATCTGGCCAATTAGCCATTAAATCTGGAGCGCTTAAGCTTATTGCAGATATAGAGACTAAAAGAATTGCAATGCTTCAGTCCGTCGGCGTTCTTGAGAATAACGAACTTGCCACACAGGTTGCAGAAGCGGAAAGAAAACAAGAAGTGCTTGTTAAGATATTAAAAGAAGTTACCTCTACCTGTCCAAAATGTAAAATGGAAGTTGCTAAAAGGCTTTCTCAAATTACTGGAATTGTAGAGGCAGTAGTAATTGAGGAAAATGTCAGTGGAATTTAGTTTTGATGATTTAATTGACATATTGGATGGCGAAGAGTTTGAAGAGCGCCCAGTAGATTTACAGACATTTGTAACTAGTCCAGACTACCTAGGTCTTCCACCACTTTCTGAATTACAATACACTTTAATTGAAAAAAGTTCTCAGATATATAAAGAAGCAACCCTAAAGAAACTATTTGGAGAGCAAGAAGGCGAAAGAATATATAAGCAAACATGCACAGAAGTTATTGCCCAGTTAGGTAAAGGTTCTGGTAAAGATTATTCTTCTACAATAGCTGTTGCATATATTGTTTATTTACTTTTATGTTTAAAGGATCCAGCTACATATTATGGAAAGCCTCCTGGAGATTCAATTGATATTCTTAATATAGCAATTAACTCACAACAGGCCAACAACGTGTTCTTTAAGGGTTTTAAGACACGAATAGATCGCTCCCCATGGTTCATTGGCAAGTACGACCCAAAAGCCTCTGAGATGAAATTTGACAAGGCTATAACAGTGCATTCTGGCCACTCAGAGCGTGAGGCATGGGAAGGCTATAACGTAATTGTTGTTATTCTTGATGAGATTTCAGGTTTTGCAATTGAAAATACGACTGGTCATGACCAAGCTAAAACAGCTGATGCTATTTATGAGATGTATCGTGCATCTGTTGACTCACGTTTCCCAGACTTTGGAAAGGTAATATTACTTTCATTTCCACGATTTAAAAATGATCCTATTCAAAAGTTTTATAATTCTGTAATTGCAGATAAAGAAACTATTATTAGGTCTTATAAATTTAAGATGGACGAAGACTTGCCAGATGGAACAGAGGGAAACGAATTTGAAATTGAATGGGAAGAAGATCACATTAATTCATATTTGATACCAAAGGTTTATGCTTTAAGGCGTCCAACATGGGAGGTAAATCCTACTAGAAGCATAGAAGATTTTAAGACAGCTTTTTATAAAAATTCTTTAGACGCCCTTGGAAGATTTGCATGCATGCCTCCAGAAATGATTGATGCTTTCTTTAAGTCTAGAGAAAAAGTAGAGAAAGCTTTCAATAGTACAGGGCTTGCAGTAGATAAATTTGGAAGACTAGAGGAATGGTTTAAGCCAGACCCAGATAAAAAATATTTCCTACATGTAGACTTAGCACAAAAGCATGACCACTGTGCAGTAGCAATGGCACATGTTGAGAGCTGGGTTAATGTAAGGGTAACTAATGAATACTCTCAGCCAGCCCCAATAGTGTCTGTGGATGCTGTTAGGTATTGGACGCCAACACCAGATAAGTCTGTAGATTTTACAGAAGTTAAAGATTACATATTATCCTTAAGAACTAGAGGATTTAATATAACAGTCTGCACATTCGACAGATGGAACTCACATGATATGATGCAGCAGTTAAAACAATATGGAATTAATACAGAGATACTTTCTGTTGCTAAAAAACATTATGACGATATGGCAATGGTAGTTCTAGAAGAAAGACTCCATGGTCCGCATATACCATTGCTCATAGATGAACTACTTCAGCTTAAAATTATGAGAGACAGAGTAGATCACCCTAGAAAAGGGTCTAAAGACTTGGCTGATGCGGTATGCGGTGCAATATACAATTCAATTAGCAGAACAAGGCCTAATGTAAATGATGAAGTAAATATTCATACATACGAGTCTTTTGTTGAAGATAATTATTTAGAAGAAGATCAAGAGGTTTACAGAGATAACTTAATTAGAGCACCAAGAATGCCTGAAAGATTGGCGGGAGAGATAGATAAAATGTCAAGAGCACTAGAGAATATGGAAATACTATGAGCACATATCAAGAAAAAGCAAAAGAATGTAAATGCTGTGGTAAGCATGTACCTCTACCTACAGTATTAAGGGAGTACGAGGGTATAACTGTGTGCCCCACCACATTTTCCAATATTATAGAGTATAAAAGGATATGGACATCACTAGGATCACGCCCAAACGGGTCTATAAGGAAACATTTTTCAGAATTTGTACAGCAAATTGTTGAAGATTCAAACGCTAAATAGACTAAGATAAATAATAATAGTTTAAGCACAAAATGGCATCCTTTAATGAATGATAAAAATGATATAATTGAGTAGTAGTCTAAATATAAAGGTAAAATAATTTTATTAATGAGGGAGAAATATGAAAAATAACATAATCTATAATGTTTTTACTAAGGATGAAATAAAAGATATCGAAACTGCAGTTTCCTTAAAAAAAGATGATACTGAAGTACAAACATTTTTGGGCAGAACAAGGCTAGATTATTCTAATAAAGATATAGACAATCTGCCTCATAGCATATTGAGTAAAGCAAATGATTTAATTAAAGAATTTTCCGATAAAGATCAAAGAAGGTATTCATTTAAATACTTCACACTTGTAGAATATAATAATGAATTTGGAATGCCACAACTGGGTCCACACAAAGACACATGTGCTTTTACTGGGACTATATTGTGTCAATTGGATTCGAATGTGTCTTGGGATATATATGTTGAAGGAATACCGTACACTCTCATAGATAACAGTGCATTGCTAATAAATGCAAGGGACCAAGATCACTGGAGAATGCATAAAGAATTCAATGATGGGGATTATTTAAAAATGGTATTCCTACATTATTTAGATTTAGATGATCAAGAAATGAATGTGTCAAGCCCTGATCAACTACATGAGGTTAATATGAAATGGGCTCATATAACTGGCTACAAGCCAGAAGAAAGAACCTATAACAATTAACACTATTGACTATTTTAATAATAATTAATATAATAGACAACTAGGCAACAGTAGCTTAGTTGGTTAAAGCCCCGAACTCATAATTCGGTAATCGTCGGTTCAAGTCCGACCTGTTGCACAGAAAGGTAACAACATGCTGTATTCAATTGGAGATAGTCATCAGTTCAGACTCGCATTATCTGGGAAAACAGATATTGTAAGCTACTGTAATTGGGGTCAAAGCCCACTGCCTCCCCACGAAGATTTTCCAAACCCTTCAGATTGTGTTGGGTATCATGTATCCACTTCTCGTGAACTTAGAGAAAAAATTTATTTTTCTGGATTTAGAGGTGCAACAGCATACTCTTCAACATACACAAATGGTGGATTTCCCTGCATCCTAAAAACTCTTAAAGAAGATTTTACCGTACTCCCGTCATTTGGATATATTGATATTAAAGCACACCTACCACATGAAAAAAATACAGAAGAAACCGTGTCTAGGTATGTAAATAAAACACTTTCATTCTTTAAAGGATATAATATACAATTTGTAGAACCAATTCCACAATTTATAAATCCTTTAGGAAGTGGAAATCCAAACTATGATTTTGATGACAGGTTTCCATATCATCAGGAGTTTAAATACTTTTTAAAAAAATATGTAAACGATCAAGGCTTAAATGATCCAATATCTATTGAAAACATACTGGGGGTTGATAGGCTGGATGAGTCATTTGAATGTAGTGATTGTCCAGACTGTGAAAGAGAAAGATATAAAGGAGTTAAGCTGGATCATTTAAAAAAGCCTTTTAGTCAAAAAATAGTTAACGGCATACTTGACGCTATGGGATACTAAAATAAAAATGAAAAAGTTATGCTAGAGCTAAGTAAAGATAATAATATATCTCTGTTAACCTATCCAAGATCTGGAAGACATTGGCTATACTGGTATATAAATACAAATACAAATTTGAAGGTTAACTTTACTCATTACGATATAAAAGAAGCAAATGACCCTACAGAAATACTTTATCAAAAAATTTTGTCTGATCCAATAATAACAATAGTTAGAAATCCAGTAGACTGCCTTTCATCAATCAATACAATGGAAGACAACGGAATGTTTATGTATAGGGCACAGCAATACTTAGACCATTATAGGTTCATGTTAGAAAACTGCTCAATATTTTTTAAATTTGAAGATTTAAAAGAAGACACAGAAAAAGTTGTAAGATACATCTGTGAAAAATTTAATGGAACTTTAGATATTAAATCAGATTCTTTTTCTGAATACGAGGCTTGGTATAAAGAAACACAAAACCCCTTTAAGCTAATTTCTTCTAAGGCTAAACCAAAGTATATAAATAATTTAGATTATATAAAGCAGATGGATCTTTCTGAGCATTATAGACTGTACTCAATTGCAAGATTAAGATGCATAAATCTTTAAAAACTCTTTAAATATTTTAAAATATCTGATACAATTACGTTAGGCCCTCATAGCCCAGCGGTAGAGGCAGTGGACTTAAAATCCATCCAGCGTAGGTTCGAATCCCACTGGGGGTACAGAAAGGTAGACATGGAAGACAGCGACGACAAGATGTACGAGTATCTTCAAATGGGTGTTATTGAAGTTATTGGCATAGAAGAAGATGGCGAGTTTATATTTAAGATAACTGAACTAGCCAAGGATCTTGCACCAGAGCTATGGGAAGTTCATGTAGAAGAAATCGATAAGATATTCATGGAGTTATTTGATATGGGCTTGGTAAATATAACATACAATGAAAATTTAGAGGCAGAGTTTGAGTTAACAGAAGAAGGCAGGGTAGTTGCCAAAGAATACGGAATCATTCCTATTGAGGATGACATATAAAAATGCCTTCGTAGCTCAGGGGATAGAGCGACGGACTTCTAATCCGCAGGTCGCTGGTTCGATTCCAGCCGAGGGCACAAAATATTAAATGGTATAATAAATATAATAAAATTTCTGGGAGGAAATCAAAATGACAGCGGTACAAGGATCAGCAGCAAGACTAGTAGAAGTAGCACTGGGAGAAATTGGATACATTGAAGGTCCAAAAGATAATGAAACAAAGTATGGAAAGTTTGCTAAGGCTAACTTTCAGCCATGGTGTGGATCATTCGTAATGTGGTGTGCTAACGAAGCAGGAGTAAAAGTTCCAAATACAGTTTATACTCCAACAGGAGCACAAGCATTTATTAAAGCAGGAACATGGCAGCCAGTAGAAACAGCAGCCCCAGCAGTCGGAGATATATGTTATTTTGATTTCCCAAACGATGGCGTCGATAGAATTTCTCATGTAGGAATTGTTACTGCAGTCAATGCAGATGGAACGGTAGATGTTGTAGAAGGAAATACTTCAGCAGATAAAAAGGGAGACCAGAGAAACGGCGGAGAGGCTTGCCTTAAGAATCGTGCATACAAGAAGAAGAATGGTTCAAAGCTTCGTAAGAGCCAGCCAGTATTCATTGTAGGATTTGGAAGACCAGCATTTGGAACTCCAGTAAAGACTAAGAAAGATACCACAACAAAGAAGGCAGCGCCAGTCAAAAAAGCGGCAGTAGCAAAGCCAACAAAAGGTGGCGGGGCAAAGTCAGTAGTAGCAAAGTAAAAGCTTGTTAAATAAATATGTAATTGTAACTGGGGCAAGCCGTGGTGTCGGGGAAGAAACATGCAAGCTCCTTTCCTCGAAGTATAACGTTATCGCTGTTTCTAGAAACATTGAAAGAATGAATGTTATTTTTTCTGAATATAAAAACATTTATCCTTATCAAATGGATGTTACAGACTTTTCTTTATATGATAATTTTCAAAATTATATAAAAGATAAAGAGATAGTGGCATTAGTTAATAATGCGGGTGGTGGCAGCGGATCATATTTAGTAGAAAATGATTTGCCTGAGTCATGGCAGTACGCATATAATTTAAATGTTGTTTCTCCAATGAGTCTTTCTAAAATGGTTATTCCCATTATGAAAAAAAATGGCTATGGTGATATAATAATTATAACTTCTATTTGTGGATACTATCCATATAAAAAAGGTGGACACTACTCAACTGCAAAACGTGGTGCCATATCTTTGGCAGAAACGCTAAGAATAGAAATGTCTGGATCTGGAATTAAGATTTCTCAAATAGCTCCAGGAAGCATAGATACTAATCAAAAAGTTAAAAACGATATAGCAATACAAGCAAAAGATGTGGCTGAAGCCATTAGATGGATTATTGAACTTCCACCAACAGTCAATGTTGATTCTATGACAATAATGCATCCAGAAAATCAAAGACACGGATAGGATAAAAAATGTTTGAATATTATGTAAAAAAGGTTACTAATGTTGTTGACGGAGATACAATTGATGTTGACATTGATTTAGGATTTAGTATATCTTATTCACAAAGAGTGAGACTTGCTGGTATAGATACTCCAGAAAGCCGTACATCAGATAAAGCAGAAAAAGTTTTAGGACTGGAGTCAAAAGAATTTCTTAAGTCTAAAATTAAAGATGCTAAAACCGTTGTGATAAAGACAGAAAAAATGGATAGCTCAGAAAAATATGGAAGAATATTAGGCTGGGTATATTTAGATGGATCAAGTATTTCTATAAATGAGCAAATGATCGCTGATGGTTACGCTTGGGGATATCTAGGAGACACAAAAGTAAAAGACTTCGAGGCACTTGCAAAGATAAGGGCTAAAAAGAAGTAGACAAACTATAAATATTTTGTTATAATAATATATGGATCGCTCAATAGAGGGTCCATATATTAACTTATTCGCTTGAAGGAGGAATAAAATGGTAACACAATTTGCTATGGATCTTTTTAAGGATCCATTTTTTATTGGTTTCAACCGAGAGTTGGAACGATTTAATAGTCTAAGTAGGGTAAACAATACTGCTTTCCCGCCGTATGATTTACTTAAGCTAGACGAAGATAACTATCAGCTAACTCTAGCAGTTGCTGGGTTTACAAAAGATGATTTAACAGTATCTATAGAGGACGGAAGTCTTTGGATTACTGGTGAAATCACAGAGGTAATTGATGCAGAGGTTGTTCATAAAGGAATAGCTGCACGTAAATTTACTAGAATCTTTGAACTAAGTGAGTACATGGAAGTTTCTAATGTTGAACTTAAAGATGGTATGCTACATATCAGAGTAATTAGAAATGTTCCAGCAGAAAAGAAGCCAAAGATTCTAAAAATTAAATAATCTTCGATTCGCTACCGAAGGAGACCTGAGCAAGTCTTTAAAAGGCTCACTACAATCAAAGGATAAAAATGCCAGTATATGAGTATAAGTGTACAGAAGATGAGTCACATGCACTTCTTTCTGTGACAAGATCTATCTCTGAGGATGACCCAGGATATGTTTGTGAAGAATGTGAGTCTTTAATGTCTAGACACTTCACCCCATTTGGCGTACAATTTAAGGGCCAAGGCTTTTATAAAACTGATAATCCTAAGTAATTAAAACTTAAATCTGATATAATTACTATGTAATGCAACAAGTGTGTTACTTAGGAGATCCTAATTGAGCAGAAAGTTTAGATTACTACTTGTCAGCCTACTTTCATTTGGCTGGCTTCTTGCAATTCCAGCCGCAAATGCTGTGCAGGGATTAAATTTAGAAGCATACGATTGTGGATGGTACTATAATCAATCTCCCCCAGAGGGATGTAACACAACGGGACAATCTCTTGGAGTTGTTCCTTATATAGATTTTAATGATGGAAGTAGCGGCCCATTAGGAGTTTCAGAAGACTATCAATATCATTGGTCTGGATATTTACAACAAACAAATGGCTTAACTGTACAATTTAGAGCATGCTCTGATGATGGCATGAGACTATACATTAATGGACAGCTAATCGTAAACAACTGGTTTGATAGAGGCGGACAGTGTGGCTTGCCAGTTTCATATGCCATGACAAATAATGATTGGGTTCCAATAGACGTATGGTTTTATGAAAATGGCGGAGGATCAAATGGTAGTCTTCAATGGAATATTGGAGATGGTTGGGTAGTAGTCCCATCATCTGTATTTAGCACAACTCAGGTTGCACCTGTAGTAAAAACAATAGGTGCCCCAAGAAATTTAACAATTAGCAGTGGAGAAACATCAACAGTGTTAAGTTGGGAGCCTCCAAATACTGGAAATACTCAGCCAGAAAGATATGCGATTAGTTTTAATTGTACTGGTTGCAATGGCTGGGGAATTGCTACTGGAAATGTTGGCGGACCAAATTCCTTAAATACAACAATTACAATTGATAATTCCTTGCTAAATGGACTTATGCCAGCAGGAACTATATGGTCATTTCATATCAGATCTGACAATGATACATTCTCTCTTTACTCTGAAAATTCAAATGTTGTTACTGGTTCTACATATGTAGCACCTGCTCCAGAACCTTATGTTGCAGCACCTTTACCATTTAATTATACCTATAGAGTAGACGAAAATGGATCGTTTAGCATCAATGCTCCATCTGGGAAAATGATAGAAACAATTACAGCATGGTATGGTGATCCTAATGATGGAAATTACGGAGCACTTGTGACAGATACCCTAACAGCCTCACATAGTGGAGAAACAACAACCGTAATTTATGCAAACAACGATGTGTTTGGAGATCCAGTTCCAGGAGTAGGAAAAATTTTAATTGCCAATGTAACGTTTATTGATCTGCCTGGACCAACACCAGAAGAAATAGCTGCTCAGCAAGAAGCGGAGTCTGAAACAGTCAGACAAAATCAAGCTAGTGCTGCTGTATTAATTTATGAGACGGCAACAATGACAAGTCTATCTGATTATAATCCAATAACTGGATTAAAGGATGCAGCACAATCATTAGTAGACTTAGTTAGAAATTTAGCTGCTAAGGCTGGATTTCAATCTAGAATTGATTATAAATCCGCATCTATAAATGATACTAAAGTCAGGCTTGAGGCAGAACAGGCAGCCATTGTTGCTGAAGCAGCAAGACTTGAACAGGAACGTTTAGCTGCAATTGCAGCAGCACAGGCTGCTGCAGAAGCACAGGCTAGAGCAGAGGCACAGGCTGCTGCAGAAGCTAAGGCTAAAGCAGAACAAGAAGCCAAAGAAAAAGCAGAAGCAGAGGCCAAAGCTGAAGAAGAGCGGCTAAAAGCAGAAGCAGAGGCCAAAGCAGAAGAAGAAAGATTAAAGGCAGAACAAGAGGCTAAGGAAAAAGCAGAAGCTGAAGAGAAGGCTAAAATAGAGGCTGAAGAAAAAGCAAAGGCAGAACAAGAAGCAAAAGAAAGGGCCGAAGCAGAAGCTAAAGCGGAAGAAGAAAGATTAAAGGCTGAAGCAGAAGCAGAGGCCAAGGCGGAAGAAGAGGCAAAGGCTAAAGCTGAAGAGGATCGTATAAAGGCTGAAGAAGAAGCAAAGCTATTAGAAGAAAAAGAAAAGGCTGCTGCTGAAGAAAAAGCAAAAGAAGAAGAACTAAATCAGGCTGAAGAAGATGCAAAAGATGGTAAAGAATTAACTGAAGAGCAAAAGGAAGTCGTAGTTGAGGCATTATTAGAAAACCTTAAGCCTGGTGAAGCTGTTACAGCAGCAGCAATTGCTGCATCTGGAATTTCTTATTCAGATCTTCCGCCAGAAACACCAGTTGAATTAAGAACAGATATAAATGGAAATGAAGTTGTTATAACTGCAGAAGTTGCAGCGCAGGTTGAATTAATAACAGACCCAGGCGCATTTGCTCAAGAATTATTTAGCGACCCAGTAGCTGCTCTTGCTGCCCTTGGAAGTATTGGCGCTGATATGTCAGATGAAGAAAGAAAAGAATCAACAGAGGCTGTCGTGGCTACGGTTATTGCAGCAGGTGCTGCCATAAACGCTGTAGGGGCTGCCACAGCTGGCGGAGCACCATCAGGAGGATCAACTGGTGGAGGAAATTCTGGAGGGTCTGGAAACGGCTCTACGGGGTCGAGGAGGAACGGAAAATGGTAAAGATACTAAAAGATATGGTTGACCAGCTATGGACCCTGCTTGGCATGTTTATTGCTTGGGTTGTTTTGGACGGAAGTGCAAAAACAATAGTTGGCTATGCAATAATATGTACACTCATTGCATGGGTAATTACATACCCATTGCGTAATAGAGAGGAGGACTAACTATGGAAAGCGTAAAAAATATTAAAAATATAATAATGCGTATAGTAGCAGTCTTCGCCGCAAATGGCTTGGCTGTTATTGGAGCAGGAGCAATTGCTGGTATTTCTACGGCTAAGGCTATAACTGTGGCAGGACTCACAGCCGTTGCAGCCGTAATTGAAAAGCTGGCTCGTGCATTTATGGATGACGGAAAGCTTACAGCAGATGAAATTAATTCTGCATTTTCTACCGTTGATAAAGGTGCAAAAACTGTTGCCGATGTAGAAGTAGAGGAAAGACGAGCTTCTCAAAAAGCTAAAGCCAATAAGGGCTAAAAATGGTATACTAGTAACATGAATATTTACAAGGTGTCCTTGGAGGTAGAGGTAGAAGTCGAAGCCTTTACCTCTGAGGACGCTTCTGAATATATATATGATATTTTTAATGTAGATGATGAGATTAAAAAGGTTAATATAGTTAGTATTAAGGAGAAGTAAGATGGCAAAAGAAGGATACAAGCCAACTGCAGGAATGCAGTCTGCTGCTCGTAGAGCAATTAAACTAAAAGAGCAGGGCAAGGCCAAAGGTGCGGGAACCGCTGTAGGGTGGACTCGTGCAGGACAATTGGCTAGAGGTGAGACACTTAGTCTTTCAACAGTAAAGCGGATGTATTCTTATTTTTCCCGTCATGAAGTAGATAAAAAGGGTAAGGACTGGGATAATTCAGAAAGTCCTTCAAATGGAAAGATTATGTGGTTAGCATGGGGCGGAGACGCAGGTTTCTCTTGGTCTCGTAAAATAGTAGAGAGAGAGAAAAATATGAAGAAATCAATTACAACAAATGAGTTGGTAGAAGAGATTAAAGATATATTAGATGATGTAGTTAATCCAGTAGATACAGTAGTAGAAATTGCAGATGACGAGGAAGTTACAAAAGCCTTGCGCTCTGAAATTACAAAAGAGCAGCTTGGTATGGTTATAGAACACCTTATGGAAGCAATTGAATCGATGATTGAAGTTCCAGAAGAAGAGGAAGAAGACTCAGAATCAGAGTCAGAAGATATTGAAGTTGAAAATGGAAATCCTGCTCCAATTGGAGATCCAGAAAAAAATGATGTTAATTGGCCAGTAACAAAAGTAGATGGCCAAACTGATATAGAGACTGAAAATGAAACCTATAAATCAGATAATCAGGACGAAGATAAATGGGATAATGAAATGCAGAAATGCTGGTCTGGATATACTCAACGTGGTATGAAAGAAAAGGGTGGCAGAATGGTTCCAAATTGTGTCCCAGTAGAAAAAGCAGAAGATTTATCTGAAGCGGATCAGGTTAAAAAATCATTTTGGGGTAAAGTATTTATAAAATAATCCATTGACAGAGCCGCAACTCTTGCTGTATAATATATATAGTTGTTGCGGTTTTGTTATTGGTCCATAGCTCAGTTGGTAGAGCGCCGAACTGTTAATTCGGATGTCCCAGGATCGAGGCCTGGTGGATCAGCTAAGAATCTAGGCGGACTTACTAGATAGGGAAAAAATGCTTAACCTTACACTAAAGGGTGTAGAAGTTTTTATGAATAGATCAAAGACCAAAAGTCAGGAATCATTTTGGGATAATTACGATCTTATAATATGGAAAAAAGATAGCGGCGGATATACTAACATCAAGGGGATGTTTAGAAAAAATTCATGGGGTACAGCAGAAACAATTTCTGTTGATGATCATGGGATATGGAAGCTGCCTTTAAAATATGTCAAGCATTTTAAATGATTTAGGTATAGACAAAGAGGATTTTGACTGGTTTGATTTTGCGATATGCAAAGGAATGGACACTAACCTATTCTTTGATCAATACGAAACAGATATAAATATAGCACAAAATATTGATCAAGCATGCATATCCTGCCCAGTAAAAAAGAATTGCTTGTTAGCAGGGCAGACAAATAATGAGTACGGTGTTTGGGGAGGAATATATTTATCAGCAGGATCTATTGATACAAATAAAAATATTCATAAGACACCAGATGTCTGGAAAAGGCTAAAAAAATGACTTTTATAGATAGAAGTAAGAATCACTTTAAGTTCGGGGTAAATGAATGGACTGGTGATCCAAACAAGCCAGTATTTTATACAGATGAGATGCGTAAAAAGGTAAGAGAGATACCAAAGCCTACATATGATTTGCTTATGGATATTGTTATGTATCCAGAATTTTTAGCAATCAGACTTTACGAGGATAACTTTTTACAGTTTAGTGGTAATAAAAAAGAAATGGTAATTGATTACGTTTCAAAAGTTAAAAATCTAATAGAATCTTACGGAGTAAGATGTGAATTGGAAGGTGCCCCAAGTGATAGAGTATTATGATAGAGTCCCGATAGCATATATTTTTGATGAAAAAACTACAGGCACCGTAGAGACTCTTGGTGCATATGTGTCAATTATTAAGTATATAAAAGATGGAATAGAAACAACAGAAAGCATAAACAATGAAGATTTTGTCATTATAGATGAAATCGTATTTCAACACTCTGAGGAAGAAAACTAATGGAAAAAATATTATGTTACTCATGCAATAAGACAAAAAATCAGTTGCATGTCAGGAGATCATCTCTTCTCCCAATAAATTTACTAATGTGCGAGACATGCATATCCTCTAAGTTTGAGCCTAGATGGGTCGTTATTTTGGCAGGAAGACAGAATGGTTCTGAAATCGTAAGAGACTTTGTATTGAAGAAAAGATACATTGGAAATGATATTTCAGCATCAGAACTATTAGTTTAATTATATATATACTGGTATAATATTACCTATAATGGTAATTGATGCTAACTCTATAATTATTGCTATTCTTGCCTCTATACTAAGTGGGGCTGGAACTGCTTTAATTGCGATAATTAATGAAAATAAAAAAGAAAAGGTTCGTCAGTACGAAAAAGCTCAGGATGAGCTTAAAATGGACTTGAAAGACCTTCAAATTAAATTGTATAAATTAGAAAAAGATCTTTCTGAATGGAAGGATAAATATTATTCCACTATACAAGAGCTGATATCAGTTCGTGCTGAATTAGAAGAGACCCTAATTAAATTATCTTTAATTCATTTAGAAAATGAGGGCTAGCACTACGAATTTAAAAATAGTATACTAGTATTATGACCTGCATAGTTGCTATTGCTCAAAATGGGACCGTTTATATGGGATCCGACCATGCCGCATCAGATGATAAAACTGGGTGGATCCTGTCCAGAAGAGAGCCAAAAGTTTTTAAGGTTGGGCAGTATGGTGTAGCTTTTACAGATAGCTTCAGAATGGGTCAGATATTGCAATATAATTGGAACCCTCCAAAATATACCCCTACTAAAACTAATTCAGGATTAGATAAGTTTATGCGTACAAAATTTATTGATTCAGTAAAACAAGCATTTAAAGACAATGGTTATGGAACAATTGGTGGGTCAGAAGAAGACTCAGGTGGAATATTTATAATTGGTGTAGAGGGAAGAATCTTTACTATAGATGAAGACTTTCATGTCGGAGAAAACATAGTTAATTATATGGCAGAGGGTAGCGGAGCGTTCTTTGCCCTAGGCGCATTGCATGCGACAAAAAATCAAAAGAACCCTAAGATGAGGCTAAAGGCAGCATTAGAAGCATCTGCAGAATTTTCAATGAGCGTATCTCCCCCATTTACATACATTCAAGTTTAAGGTATAATGGTAGTTATGAAACTATTTAAAATATTAGCTAGTCTCTCTACAGTATATGCAGGGTTTCGTTTTGTGCAAAGTATTTTAAGTAAGTACGCTGTCGGAATATATTATGTAGACAAAGAAGAAGAAAAGAAGATAGAGGAAGACAATTCTGGAATTCCAAAAAATGCAATGGATCTTCGTGGAACACCAACCCACCAGTGCATTTGCGGAAATGAAGTTTGGAATCTTCAAGTACTCTTTAGCGATTATGAAATTGCTACATATTATTTAGACATGCATTGTGTCCAGTGTGGCAGTGTAGCAACTGCTCCAACCCCAGTAGATAGAGAAGTATAAAATGAGAAAATCAGAAAGAATCAGACAGTTAGAGCTTGAAATGGTAAGAATTCAATTTCATCTTGAGGTAATTACTTCAGCCCTAACATCTTTTATGGAGCAAAACCAGATGTCAATCCCAGACCTAGATTCTGGTAAATGGTACGACAAAAAGGCAAAGTAAGTATGGCCAATATGACAGTGCTTGAAGGCATCATAGAAGATGTTTCAACAGAGCTGTACCAAAAACTTTGGAATGCTATTCCAATAGAAGAGCAGACGGAAGATTCTTCACGAGCAATAGGATTAAACTCCAGAGAAACTACCATATTTGTTATTCAATCTTTTATGAATAAGTTTAATGCTGCTGCAGAGGAACTAAAAGATAAATGATTGATTTGACAGACTTAAGCTTTGATGAGGAAATAAATTCTTCTAAGAAGTGCCTAGTATATTTTTGGGCTGACTGGTGTGTTCCATGCAAAAGGCTATCACCAATAATGCAGGAGATAGAGTCAGAGTATGATATTAGTGTATTTAAAGTTAATTCTGATGAAAATCCTATCAAAGTTTCTCAATTCTCAGTATTCTCAGTACCAACTGTGGTATTATTTAAAGATGGTGAACCAATTAAGACCATAATAGGCGCTATGCCTAAACATTTAGTCGTAAAGGAATTTAGTCAATGGATTTAAATTATTCGGATTGGATGAAAATTGGACAAGAAAATGGTTGGATATCAGAAGTATTTTGTGATACTCATGATGGACCACCATTAACAGATGAAGAAATGCAGGAATGGGATGATGGTGGAGATCCATGTTCTTTTCATGTAAAGATGCTAGAACTAAACTAATAGAATTCTGTGCTCAAAAAGAGGCAGATAAAACAAGGAGAAAAATGAATTCATTTAAAAAAATTGCTCTAGGACTTGCTGCAGCTATGTCCTTCGGCGTATTATCAGCACTTCCGACAAGTGCTGCTGTAAATGCACCAACTCTAACGATTGATTCGGCAACAGATGCCGTTACATCTGGAGAGTCTGCTACAGCAGTCGTAACATTGTCATTTATTTCAGAAACATCAGCAGATACAGCAACAATTATTTCTGCTATGTTTTCTCAGCCAGCAGGGGCAGCAAAGTCTGCAACCCTATCACTTCTAGAAACATCAACATCCTCAGTAGTTATTGCAGGAAATAATGTTTCAGCAAACGTTAACTCAACAGTTAACACACCAACATATGTAACAGCAAAGTTCTTGGTAACTTTGAATGCACCAACAGTTGCAGGTACATATGATGCAAAGATTTTAACAACAAGCCCAATCAACGGACCATCAGTTTCATGGACAGTAACAGTTAAGGCAGCGGATCTAACTCCATCTGCTTCAACTACTACATCTATCCTTAATTCTGGTGAGGTAACAACTGCAACAGCAGATGCTACAGTTTATGCTCCAAAAGCTACTTCAACAGATGCAGCAGCAGTAATTGTTGTTACACCTAAGAATGCAGCAGGAGGATCAGCAACTGAGTCAATTCTTGCAACAGTTTCAGGTTCAGGAATGATTGGTAGTGGATCAAATGCTACATCGATTTCAGCACAAGGTCGCTCATTGGTAATTCCTTCAGGAAACCACATTGGTGTATTTGCTGACGGTACAGCAGGAGTATCAACAATTACTCTTACAACACTTGCAGGTGTAGTTCTTGCAACTGAGAAGGTAACATTCTACGGAGATATCGCATCTATCGTAGCAACAACAGTTAAGTCTGTTATCCCAGTGGGATCAAATGCTTCAACAATTAAGGCAGTAGCATACGATGCTTCAGGCGTAACAGTTGGAGCAGGAACACTTAATGCTTTCTCAAGCGATGTTTCAGTGGTATCCGATTCAGGAACTGCAGCAACAATCGTAAATGGTGAAGCAGTGTTTACTCTTACGGGAGTTAAGACAGGTGGAGTTGCTGTAACTGTTAAGTCAGGTACAGTATCATCTGCACCAGTTGCCACTCGTGTAGAAGGAACCGCAACAACAGTTAAGCTATCTTTTGATAAGGCTCGGTACCTTCCAGGAGAAGCAGCAAACATTACAGTCCAGGTTCTAGATGCAGCAGGACTTCCACTATCTGGAAAGACACACGCTAATCTATTTGCTACAGGTGGAATTGTTTCTAACTACGCATTTGGATCAGCATCTGATGTACTAACAGCGACTTCTGTTACAACAGATACAGCAACAGTTAAGACTTACAAGGTCTTTATGCCACTCGTACAAAATACAATTAAGATTACAGCAACTGGTGGATCATCTCTTCCAGTAGCAGGTCAGGTTGTAGTTTCTGCAGAAGCAGTTGTTGAAGATTCTGCACAGAAAGCAGCAACAGATGCAGCTAAAGAGGCTCTAGAGGCTTCTAACGCAGCAACAACTGCAGCGCTTGATGCAGCTAAAGCAGCTGATGCTGCAACCGCAGCAGCACAAGCAGCAACAGATGCAGTCGCAGCTCTTTCAGAGTCTGTAACCAAGTTGATCGCAGGCCTACAGGCTCAGATCAAGTCACTTGCAGCAGCAGTTGCAAAGATTGCTAAGAAAGTAAAGGCGTAATAAATTAGATAAAGGGGCAAGGGAAGCCTTGCCCCTTTATTACTTAAATGATAGAATGGGAACATGGAATCAACTAAAAGAACTTCTTTAAAAACAATAAGCTGGGAAGTATTTCATCTTGTTGTGCTTTCTGGAATAATATTTTTATTTACTGGAGAGTGGGAATATGCAACTCTCGGAGCCATGCTTTATATAGCTTTTGAAGCAGCAGGGTACTTTATTCACGAAAGAATTTGGGCTAGATTTGGAAAGAAGATTAAATAATGTCAAAGCACCATGATAAAATTAAAAAGGCCTTAGAGCAAAGAATCGCTGCTACCCCAAATGGGGCAGGGTATAAGAAGCCAGGATCAATGAATAAGAAAAAAACTGGCTATAGAGGGCAAAGGGCAAAGGGCCCAAAGTAATATATGTCCGAATCTTGTGAAAATAAAGATTGCTTAAAGCCAGCCAAGTATATAACTACCAATGAAACTAGATATGTGTATCTGTGCTCAGACTGCTATGTCGACAAATACAAGTCTTAATCAACTAAATGCTATAATAGAGTATGGGTAGATTTCTAGAACTATCCAAATAAAACCTATAGGAGAAATAAAATGACAGACGGATTGAATTTAACAGGATTTAACGATACAAAGCCAGCAGGAACTAATGATATTAATGAATCTGGTAATTACTCACCAGCTACAGGATCATTCCCAGCAGCATCAGACAAGTCTTCACAAGACAACGCAGGCCTCGGCAACGGTGGCAAGTAACAATGTGCGTAATGTGTGGATGCAGCTCACAAGAATTTATGGGAGTAAGTCTTTCAGCACCAGCAGCTATTAATGCTGGCCCATCAGAGATGCCATCACCAGAAATGTTTAACACAGACTCCATGAACAACCTTGGAGTTTCAAAAACAGAAATGGATATGAATTAATGTCAACTGATGGAACAGGTATGACCCCTCCTCCAAATTCAGCACCATCTGGTGCTGTTACAAGTTCTGAGGCAACAAGAAAGAAACCAAATCAGTCGGGATTTAGATCTGGCATAAAGCCAAAAATTGATACTAACAGACATGGTATTCGTAGAGAGACATTGCCGTCTCAGCCAAAGAAAACTGGAAGAAAAAAAGTTTAATTAATTACTTAAGTAAAGCCCATGCCATAGGTATGGGCTTTACTATATTTATAGCCATTGTCGTAGTATAAATCATTGACAGAAACCTATAAATTATATATACTAATGTAAAGATTTAAACCCAGAGACAGGACATTCTTACCATGAGGCGGACTTCTACTATTGCAAGTATTGCGTTACTTGCCATATCTATTGCTATACCTTCATCAAATGCTGCAATCAAATCTGGCAATGTTTGTAAAAAAGCAGGTATTACAATAATTGATAGTGGTCGCAAATATACATGTGTAAAGCAGGGTAAGAAGCTTGTTTGGAACAAGGTAGTGGTCGCAAAGACACCAACACCTACACCATCACCAAAACCTAAGACAACACCAACACCTAAGCCAACACCTACTTTTATAGAGCCAGTTAAAGCAACATCATTTTCAAATTTGATTGAGAATTCTGACGGACTTACTTATTGGGCTTGGAAATTAGTTCAAGAGCGCATGAGTAATTTAGGTAAGGCTAATGTAGAATTTAATATAGAAGTTGGGCCTAATACAAAATTAAATTTTGAAAATCCAATACAAGCTTTTCAGGATACAGCTAATTTCTACTCTTCTTTTGAGCAGGTATCAAAATATTACGCAATTTTCTATGATCATGCTGACGTACAATGGGCCATGGAACTTGATCAGAAGTATAGCGCCAATCCAAGACAGAACCAAGTTAGAGACAATTGTTTAATTCAATCAAAGTGCAATGGCGGTAATGCTTATGTAGACAGTAAATTAACAGGATTTACTTATATTGCCTCATCCCCAGAATTTTCATCTGAAAAAATTAGAGGGCTTGGAGTTATAGAGGCTCATGAGTATTTTCATACTATTCAGTTTTTGCCAATTGTTAAGTCTCAACAAATTGGAAACCCTATTGTGTGGCCACCAGATTGGGTGAGAGAAGGCTCAGCGCAATGGCTTTCAACTTCAATGTACTTTAAAAAATTTGAAGATTTAATAAATTATCAAAAATTAGATTCTGAAAATGACTTATATAGGGGAAAAATTAGTTCTAAGGAGATATTGAATGTCTTGACAATAAATGATGGGGTCTCTAAGAACGGCTGGCTTGCCTTTAGTGTAGGCGCCAAAGTTATGGAAATTTTTGTAGTTTTAAAAGGCGTGGATGTAGTACTAGATTTTTATATAGATGGATCCAAGGGGATATCATTCGAAACCTCGTTTGAAAAAATTTTTGGAATGTCTTGGAATAGTGCGAAACCTATAATTGCCGATGCTATTTCAAAGAAGTACCAGTAATGTATATGCTCCTATAGCTCAGTTGGTAGAGCAGCAGACTTTTAATCTGCGGGTCGATGGTTCGAGACCATCTGGGGGCACTATTGACAATAGGGTAAATAAATTATATGATAGTACAATGATAAGCATGTACGAAATACCAGACCCTTTTGTAGATTTTATTGAAAGAAAATATGCAAATATTAAAGGATTAAAATATCATTTTTTTGATAAAATATGGAGTACTAAATGCGGTACATGCAATTTAGAATTAGACGGGCCAAGTAAAAAAATATTGTTAAAGATAAAGCTATATCACACTCGTAATGAATGTCTAAATGGATACTAAGGAAAAGGGAAAATGAGTCAAAAACAAAGATCAAAAGATCTAAAGCGTTCTCAAAAAAAGAAATCACATGAAAACTATCTAAAAGGATTATTTAATAGATATGGCCATGGGCTGTTATTGAACAGTAATAGTGAGGCTCCAGGAAATAAATACTGGACTGAGATAAATGCAAAGAAGGCTTTAAATGACTAGTATTAGACCATATGGATCATTAGTTTTAGTAAAAGAAAATGTTGTAACTGATACAACAACTGCATCTGGATTAGTTTTAACAGCTGGAATTGTTGATAGTTATGTAAGGTCTGGTACTGTAATTGATGTTGGTCCAGGAGAAAGAAGTGCATTTAGTAATGATATTATGATAATGGATGGCATTGAAAAAGGTATGACTGTTTACTATGGTCGTGGTGCTGGAACAGATATTAAAGATGAAGATGGAGAAGAATACATCTTAATCAACTATAAGAATTTATTGGGGTTTAAATATACTAATGCCTAAACAATGTACATGTGGTCATTCTTCAAAATATCCTGTATGCGACGGAAGTCATAAAGCTTTAGATTCTGCTATGGAAGTAAGAATACCGTTGACTTTTAATGTTAAGGATGAGGATGCTGAGTAGTCTTTTATGCCTATTTATAGGACATTCATTAACAATAGAGGCTGGCTCATGCCCATACACTGGAAAGACATATAAGGCTTGTGGCAGGTGCATGAAGATGGAGGCTATTTAAATTTATAAAAGAATCTTATTAAGTGGAGAAGAAGTAGAAAACTTAGATACTCCAGTTGATCTAACAATACATACAAAGTGCCCAGAAAAATGGCTCCTGATTGATCTAGAGACTGGTCAAGAGTATCGTGGCCAAGCAATACCCAATCAATATGGGAAATGGAAGAGGGTAAAAGAATGATGTGGTCATGGATACTAGCAGCTATAGGTGTTACAGGCATATTCCTGGTCGGTAGAAAGACCATATGGGGTTGGCTAATACTATGTGTAAATGAATGCCTGTGGATTGCCTACGCCCTTGCAACAGACCAATACGGGTTTATAGCTATGGCTGTAGCATATGCAGCAGTATATATTAAATCTTATATGCATTGGAAAAAAGATGAAAAGGTAGAAGAATGGATATAAACACAAAAGTCTATATTTTTGGTGATTGCCATACTGCCCGTATTTATAGTCATCACATAATCGCTAATGTTACTAAAAATTATTTCGCCCCAGGTGGCTGGAACAAAGATAGAACAATTGGTGACACAGACATAAATTTAAAAATGTGGGGGCTTTCTGGATATAAGTGTTGGGGAACTGATTTTAATGAATATCATAATAGCAATACGTTATGTTCTCCTCAAGAAGATCTTCCAGAGTTATCTCCTATAACTGATAACCTAATAGATCAATTTTCTTTTAGCGAAATAAAGTCAGCAGATATTGTAATGCCATGGCTGGGATACATAGATTGTAGGAATTGGCTACCTAAATACAAAAATACAGAAGAAGTTGTTAAAAACTACGTAGAAAATACTATTAGTTTTTTTAAAGAATCTGAAATAAGATTTATAGAACCTTTTCCACAGTTTGAAGAACTAGGAACGCAGAACTATCCAGAAACTTACAGATATGATTTAAAAAATGAACAGAATGATATATTTATAGAGATGCTTCATAAGTACTCAAAAAAGCATGGCTTGATGGCACCAGTAAGCCAGTCTATTGTTTATGATGCCGTTGAGGATACAAGGCTAGGCAAAAGGCATGTAAGGCTGGGGGGAGAGTATCAGAACTACACTCTGCTTGACGCCCTAAGACCAGAATATAATAAAAAAATATATTTAAGCTTAATACCAGAAATACAAAAAACAGTAGATTTTTATAAGTCTATTAACTAATAATATAAGCCATATTGACCGCAATTAGTGAAGCGAAAAGTGCGGCGGGAGAGAGAAGACATGTTTAATATAGTAGGTAAATACCTATTGAGGAATAGACTACTTAATAAGGCGATAGAAGAAGTCCTCATGGAGGAGCAATCTCTACGTCAATCTAACAATGCTGGATTTGATATATGGGGAGCCAATAATTTAGCCTGGAAAGAAGGCGATACTTGGTATGGCTGGACATATAACTATTCTAAGAATAGATACTTCTTTGATGATATTGGATCAACATCTCTCATGGAGCTATGGGAAACACAATGGGAATGGGAAGAGCTGGACACATGAACAGAATAGTCTTAGGTGAAAAAGTACATTATTATGAAGATGCTATTATTGATTTTGAAAAATTAATAAATACACTTAAAGATATAGATAAAATAAACGATAAAGATACCTGGGAACCCTGGTCTGCATCAGATAACATAAATTCTATATATGGTGAAACTAAAACACTTAATTCGAAAGAATTTGATAAATTTGAAGAATTTTATAAGATAAAAATTAATTATGTTTATGAAACAATTATGGACTCTTTTTATAATGTTTGTAAAGATTATGGACAATTTATTAAAGACGAAAATGAACCAAATTTTTTGCCTGCTTTTGACATAAAAAAATATTATGAGGGCACACACATGGGCTCTCATTTTGATCAACTGGGTGGGGATAAGACACTTAAGTACTCCCTTGTTATGTATCTAAATGACAATTACGAGGGTGGCGAGATTTCTTTTACTTTAAAAGATTTAAAAAGCAGTAACGAAAGAGGGCCCTTTCCTGACTATTCAGATAAAAGGAATAAAGATTTAATGAATTTTGGGGTAAAGCCGAAAGCTGGTAGCGTAATTATTTTTCCATCTTCTCTCCCATACTATCATACTGCACACCTTGTTAAATCAGGGACTAAATACATGGTCCCATCTCATTGGATAGAAACATGATTGAAATATCTATAAATAGCGCTAGAAGTTGTGGTACCTGTACTAAATGCTGTGATGGATATGCCTATGCAGATGTCTATGGGCATATTATGGGTTTCGGAGTTCCATGTCATTTTGTAAAAAGTGGAGAGGGATGCGGGATCTATGAAAATAGACCTAATTTCTGTAAAACCTTTTCATGTAATTGGTTAGTCAATGATGAGATTCCAGAAGAGCTAAAGCCCAATATAACAGGAAGCATGCCTAATTTGTTATCAACTCCTGATGGGGTTCAATATATTATTCTTACAAATGCTGGCAATGACCCAAGAGAAGATGTCTTGAATTGGTATAAAAAATACTCAGAGTCTAAAGGATATGGGTTAGCCTATACAATTGACGGAGTAAAGCAATTTTTTGGAACAAAGGAATTTGTAGAAGAAAGGCGGAGGCAATGGGAATCCTAGATAACTTTGAAGCATACTTTGAATTACAACTTGATGATATAGATATGGAAGAAGATATTGATAAAGAAGATAAATAATCTATATTACGATATAGAGGAATATGTTCCTAAATTTAAGGCGGGACCAAACAATGGTAGAAATCCTAAGAGACTTGAATCAAACTTTAGATTTGATCCATTACCCTATCAATGGACTATATATAACAATGGAAACATATTAACCTATGGATATTGTCATACAAGATCAGAAGCTGAAGATATGATTACAAGAGAGCTTAAGGTTAGATCATAAAGCAGTTGACTAGAATATATGCTACTATATTGATCGCAATTAGTGAAAAATTCGGCGGGAGAGAAGACATTTGAGTAATAGATGGGAATACAGCCTAACGGCTGAAGAAGAAGGCATCTGTGTAGAAGTTGGGTATCAGCGTCAGAAGCCATATTTTGGCGACCCTAGCAGAAATATAAACTATGCAGAAGGTGATCTTTGGGAGATGTGGCAGCATGTTGTATGTGCTGGATCAGAGCTTGCTTTCGCCAGAATGCTTGGTAAATCTGACTTTATCCCTCATTTTAACAAATGGAAGACTGAATTAGATATACCTGGAGTAGGAGAGATTAGGTATTCATTTAATCCACAGGGTGGATTGAGATTTACTAAAAGAGATAATCCTGATTTAAGATATGTCCTAATGATAGATGGCATGGCCATCAAGAATAGGACGGGGCGGGATGAGAAAAGAAGAAGTACTCCCTATAAAGCTATAGGATGGTTATATGGATATGAATGTATGCAAGATAAGTATCTATCTAAGTATAACAATAAGACATGGATAGTTCCTTTTGATCAATTAAAGGCAATGCCAAAGTAGTTGACTAGAATATATGCTATAATCATACCAAGGAGTAAATATTATGGAATATCCAATGTGTATGTTTTGCGACAAGATGTCAAAGTATGATCAACCTGACAAGAACTCAGGAGTGATTATATCCGTATGTGAAAGACATTTCACCATGGATTTTAGCTCCTGATATCTTGCTACAAAAATATTTTTAGATTAGGTAGGCAAGGATTGTGGAAAGATAAATCATGCGCTTTAATTTTATATACAGCTATATATGTCCAGAATGCAAATCAGAGCTAGAATTTAAATCAATGAATAAGCCTTCAGATAAAGTTATGTGTCAATGTGGATCCTATATGCATAATGTAAGGCTATGGGCAATTAGCTCTGAAATGCTTCAAAATGGATCCATATCCTAGTATCCCCCCGAATATTAAAGTGTCTTAAAACCCCCTTAGAAGGCTTATTTGAGCCATTGAATCTAGATATCATAGATGCATTTGGCTATTAATTTATCTCTAAATACTATTATATTGTCGATAAATAGTTATATGTGTAATTGAGCCCTTTGTATCATATGCCCGTAATGTCCGATTTGCCCATATACTCTATATTGGCCTATAGCATAACTTCCA